GGTTGTTACTATCAAGCAGCGTATTTTTATGGGGCCGATTGAACACGATTGGCATGAGATTATAGGAACGAAAGCCAATGTTGAGGGCATTAGTTGAACGGATCCGTTCGTTAGAAAAAGAAGTGATGGCTTTGCGTGAAGAAATGGAAGAAAACCGCCGTTCCTCAAACAATATTATTCGCCTTGGTGTGGTGGCTGCGGCATCAGAACAAAGTGTTGATGTTACCGCTGGTCAGAATAAGGCAACGCGGGTGCCGTTCTTTGTTCATAGTGCGGGGCGTGTTAGTCACTATCGGCGTCCTAGTGTCGGTGAGCAGTGCATTCTGATTAACTTAGGTTGTGGTGATAACCTCAATAATTCCGTTGCTCTTATGGGATTACCTTCAACAAACTTTCCTTGTCCTACTACCGAAGAAAACCAAGTGATGACCGATTACGGCAACGGTATGACTGAGTGTTATGACTTAGATACTGGTGCATTAACGGCGCATTATCCTGGTGGTGTCAAAGTGGTGGGTGATATAGAACAAGAGGGTAATTATCGTGCTTCGGGTGATGTGGCTGATGGTACTCGTTCGATGGCTGCGGATCGTAAGATTTATAACGGTCATATCCATAGGCATGGAAACCCTAACACCAGTAAAACGGAGCAACAACAATGATAGGGATTGATCCTAAAACAGGGAAAACCGTCACAGGTATTACAGCGTTAACGTGTCGGTTTGAACGGATCCTGACAACACAAATGACCTCACGCATTAAGCGCCGCCAAATAGGGAATAAAGCCATTGCCCGGTTAGGTCGCATGCAAAGCCCAACGGAAGCCATGATAGTGCAAAACCTATCCCTTGAAGCGTTGGCTAATCCTGCTAATGGTTTAATCCAATTTAAAGCTAAACAGTGCCAAGCCATAGCAAGTGATACGGGGTTTTCAGTGGTGGTGAAAGGCGTATGGCAAGGGAATGATATTAAATTACAGGTGCGGTTATGAGTTTACCTAAAGCGTTTGTGGTGCCTGAATTTGAAACCTTATTGAGTGAGTATATTGAAGCTGCGGTGGCGTATTGTGCTAAGTCAGATACCGATAAGGCGCAATTATTACACCAAGCCATGACCAATGATGGTGAACTGCTGGCACAAGTGACTCAGGCGTTTGTATTAAAGCGAGTGGCTGAGATTCGAGAGCAGAATCACCAAGCTTTGCAGATGTTTCGTAAGTTCGTCACTGAATCCGACATGGTGGATTTGCTGGCATTGCAATATGGCTTAAAGCGGCAAATATTAACGCCAAGCGATAACAGTATTTTTCCACCTAAACCCGCCATCATGGAATCAGATGCAAGCCTACTGCAGCGGTTTGATTTAGCGCCTTATCAGTTCCATACCACAGGTACGCGAATGGGGTATAAATTTCATGCGCTGACCTTAGATGAACGGCCGCTGATAAAGATTGAATCAGAGCCTGATGCGGTGGTGATGCGGTATGAATTTCAGCACTTAAACAGGCCGATGCCTGTTAAAGATGCGATGCCTAAAATGCTAGAGCCCAACTCTGGCAAAGTGTGTGTGGCAGTGCTAAGTCGAGAACATCCACAAGGCATTGCCAGTGCTGCGTTATTAAAGCGGGTGGCTGATTACCTTCAACGTGATGATATTGCTCAAGAGTCTGATGAAATCACCACTAAGAGTGCGGCTCCAAAGCTATATCGAATTGTGGCTTCGGTGTATACCGGCTCTGATCCAAGCTCGCATGTTGATAAAGCCCAAGCCGAACACGCTGCATGGACGTTAGCTGAAAAACGCCATAAGCTCAATGGCATTGTTGATAGAGAAGAGGTGGCACACATTCTTTATGAGTTAGGGGCAAAACGCGCCAAAGTCCACGAACCTGCAGCTGATGTTATTTGCCAGTGGGATGAAGCGCCGTATTGTACGGAGGTGATCATTGATGTTCGAGGTGACTGAGCCTTTTATTTCTGTTCAACCTGAAAACCGCACCTTGATTGAAGAATCCTTAGAATATGCTTGGCATACCTTACTAGCGAACCAACGCGATCCCTTTCCTGAGCTAAAACAACCACGATTAACCTCAGAACACTTTGTTTCCTTACTTGCTGGTGAGCGTGGGGTAACCGATTGGCGACCTGAAGATTCCTTAGAGCAGCAACGTAAAACTGCCGATAACGCTTTTGAAATCCATCGAAAAGCCGGAACGCGACACGGTTTAGCGGTGGCTATGGATGCGTTGGATTGTGATATTGAAGTTACCCCTTGGTATCAAATGGATGCGCCTCCAGGTCCTTATCATATTGAGGTGGTGGCTTGGAAACGTAATGAGCCAGTAAATCAAAAAACAGCTAAACGGATGCTGACACGGATTGAAAATACCAAGTCTGAGCGCGACACCGTTGAACTGATTTTAGCTTTTGGTTTAGATACTGGGCTCACGTTCTCAGGGGTAAAACAGCCATCTGTTGTTGATTACGATGATTCAGCCACTGGCATCATGCCACCATCACCGCTGGTATTAGCTCCCTTTGGTGTTTCAGGTACTCACTTTCATACCACTGTTGGTGATGAGTCATATCAGGGAGCCATGCCTAATGATGCGTGGTGTGCAGGTGGGAGCTATTTTGCAGGCGGTATGCGTATGGTGATGAGTACCGATATAACGTTAGGAGCAAGAACATGAGTTCACCCGTTGTTCAATTTACTAAAGTGGGATTGGCAGAGCTAATTAGCGCCAAAAACCAAGGCATCAAAGGGGCGATTAAATGGATAGCGGCAGGTGACCGCAGTTATCAGCCAACACCGGAACAAAAAGCGTTGTACAACGAAAAGCAACGTGAACTGATTTCAGATTGGGAAGAATTAAGCCCCACACAACTACGTATGGCGGCGGTATTTAAAGGCAATCTGGAATATGAAGTGCGAGAAGTCGGGTTCTTTTTAGAAACGGGCACCTTGTTAGCGGTCTATTCAGTGCCTAATACTTTATTGGCGTATAAATCAGCCAATGCCAGTTGGTTGCAGAAGTTCACGCTAGATGTCTCCCCATTACCGTCAAATAGCATCACGATTGAGGTCGGTAATGACAATATAAACCTGTTATTGGGTGAAGAGTTAACCACCATAGCAACAGCTCAAATTGGCAATATGTCGCGCCATCTTGAACTGCTATTTCGTTTTAATGAACTAGAGAAAAGAGTGTGAGGGATTATGGCATGCACGATGGAGGGACCGCCATTACTGAGCATTATTGCCGGCACAACCTATGGCTTTGATGTCAGTTGGACAACCGGTGATGATAGCAATCCTTATGTGAAATTGTTTGGCTGTACCGCTGTTTTCGTTGTGCGCTCTATTGAGGGGGAAGTGCTGGTACGGGGTACCACAGAATCTGGACATATCACCATTATTGAACACCAACAGCAGAGTGATGCGCTCGATATCAAAGTCACCCATGACCAAACCCAAGGCCACCAACCAATAACATGGGAGAACGCGAGTTATGAAGTGCGGGTAACCTTTCCAAGTGGTGATCCTTACAGCATCTTACGCGGTCCTGCTGTACTGATAAAAGGGGCGGTTGATGATTAGCGCAAATGCAAAAGTGTTGGTCACGCTCAATACTGACCGCGTGATAACAGTGCGGTTACCGCAAGGGATTGCTACTGTTCGAGAGCAAGTAAAACCCAATATTCAGGTGGTAACGATTGGTCAACAAGGACCAGTAGGAACTGTCAGTGAAGAGGTTTTAGCAACGGCTGCAGAAGCTAAAGCCTTAGCGGTGGCCGCTTCTGAAGTTACCCAATCAACCGCAACATTGTTAGATAGCGTCATTATCAGCATCACCAACGGGTTTAACTTTCAGGCGGGGGAACTGTCAGCTTAGGAGTGAAAGTGTTAAACAATAAAATTGACCAAATGATAGCGGCACTCAATAACGTGATGGGTGTGATTAATGGCAAGTTGCGATTAAAAGCTGACAAAACAGAAATCTATTCACGTTCTTATCTTGATGATCCGCTTTCTACTTTAGGCGCTAACACGGCAACGGCCAATAAACTCAAAGTTGCCCGCACCATCACCCTTGGCCGTGATGCCAATGGCTCAGTGTCCTTTGATGGTTCAGGCAATGTCACGCTGCAGGTCACCATTCCTGCACTTGATGATAAAGCCGATACGATTGATACCTTAACACCGACACAAATAGATGCCCGTATTAAGCAATTGATAGGCGTGGCACCTGAAGTATTAGATACCTTTGAAGAGTTGGCCAAGGCACTAGGTAATGATCCCCATTTTGCTGCCACCATGACAGCGGAATTAGCCAAGAAAGCGAATGCCAATCAGGTCTACAGCATTACGGCGGCGGATGCACAATTTCTAACTAAACGAGGTAAAGCGGCAGACACCACACTGTTTGGTGGTAATGCGCCAGCTCACTATGCAACCTCAGGCCAAATATCGACATTAGAGCAAGAGATTGCGGATGGTTTTACACGACTTGCCGCATCGTTTAATGATGCAGCGAATAAAATTAATGGAAGTTAATAAATGAGTTTAGAACAACAAATAGGGGCATTAGTTAAAGCCTCAGAAAACCTTACTGGTGCCGTGAATGGCAAGATTGGGGATATTGATAAGGAAGTTGAAATAGCAAAGGCTAAGTTTGATAAATTTATAATTCAATCTCGTTTAGAAAACGCTATTTTCCGTCAAACTAAAAATCAATATTGTAATTTAACGGGTACAAATTTAGATTATTTTGCTAAAAATGCGCAATATACAATAGAGGTATCTTTATATCGAACTATTGCTACAGGGGTTGTGTGGAGCGAAAGAGATGCAGAAGAAAAAGAAATCATGACGGCAATGGGAATGGCTGGGAATCAACATTTTCAGCCTGCTATAAGAGTTATGAAAATGGTGTGGAGCAATTATAATTCAAGCGCACATTCGAACTATTCTATATACCCCAATCCTATTGCAAATATATCTGGATATATTACGGTAGCGAGTTATGCCAAATTGATTTCTGGTAGTATTTCAAATATGTGGTTAGACGGCATTACTGATAATTGGAGTCTATGCGGTAAACATTATAATGGAAGACCAGGGGCTTATTTGCATGCGCATCCATATGTAGGATCAGCAAGTGGTGAAGTTTTATTCATTTGGCCTGGGGTTGTATCAGGTCATGTTCCCTTAGATAAAAATGCACCTAAATGGGGTTACTGGCCATCAATGTACGGTGAATCTCCTTATGACGCGCAACCAGGATCTTAATAATGCAAGATAAAATATTTGATTATTCAAACGATATTTTAAGTTCGATTGAAGTGAATGAACGTTGTGAAGCCTATATCACAAAATATTATGCGTTAGGTAAGCAATTAACGATTGAACGAGTTGGCCCAGAGGATGTTAAAATTCAAATGCACACATTTATTGATGCTTGTCGTGCTTGGGCTAATTCAAAAGAACCAAAGCCAAAAGATTTATATCTTATTACACCTACCATTTAGAAACCGCTCTAGTCAGCGGTTTTTTTACATCTAAATTTCACGTTTAAAGGACACCACATGGCAACCTTGAATCAAACAGGGCTGCAAGATCATCCGATCTTGCAGCCTTTTCGTTTAAATGGGCGTTGGTATTCACCTGCAGATAACACCATTGCGTTACATCCAACCCAAACCGCCTTTTTGCTGATGAATGGCAAGATTGGTAAACCAGCACAACTTCCAACCCAACAAAAAGCCAAAGGACAGCAACAATGAGTTCATTAGCACCCATTCAAGATTTTGAATTAAACGGGGTTGAGGTTCGTACCATTGAACCGCAACCAAGTATGGGGCCATTAGCGCAACAAGTGGTGCACTTGATTGGTACGGCGCCCGATAAACGCGGCACCATTGCTTATAACGAGCCAACACGGTTATGGAATTATGCTGATGCGATGATGGCATTAGATTCAACCGGTAATCGTCAAGGCTCATTACCTACTGTGGTGCGTTACTTGTTTGAGTACGTGAAATGCGCACTCTATGTCACGGTGGTTGAAGTCGGTGCGACTACTGCAGCCACCGAAGCCAATGTGATTGGTGGTGTGGATTCAGCAACCGGTGCCATTCGTGGTTTGGAAACCGTTAAGGCTTGCCCTGAAACACCCACCATTATTGCCGCCCCTGGTTTTCATTCAAAAGCAGTAGGACAAAAGTTGGCGTTAATTGGGCGTGATGTGCGTTGTCGTCCTGTGCTTGATGGTCCAAACACCAATGATATGGCTGCCGCAGAGTTTGCGGCAGAGTTTGGCGCTGAAGGAACCGGCGAAGATAAGCTGTGCATTATCGATCCTTGGTTTATGAAAACCTATGACGGCGTACAAGTATTAATGCCAGCATCCATCGCTTTAGTGGCGGCAATGGCTTCGGTATCCGGTTGGGAAAGTCCACAAAATCGCTCTGTGGTGTGTGATGAAACCGCCCGTAACATTGCCTATAAAATCAATGACAAAACGACGCAAGCGAACTTTCTGAATAAACATGGTGTGGTGACGATAGCGCATACACGAATGGGCGGTTATTCGATCATTGGTAACCGTACTAATACCGGACGTTTTATCTCTCATGTTGGCTTAGAAGACTTGATGGCACGTAAGTTAGAAGAAACCAGCCAACCATTATTGGGTAAACAACTGACTGAAGAGTTCATGCAGCAAGTGGTTGATCGTTTAACCAATTGGGGGCAGGACTTAGTGGCGCAGACCGTGATCCCTGTGTTTAAAGCCTTTCTTCATCCCACTAAGAATAATATTGAAAATTACACGGCGGGTCGATGGTTCCTATGCGTGAACTATGGCCGCTATTCACCAAATGAACACATGGTGTATGAAATGAGTGTTGATAACGGGTTAATTGCAGCATGGCTTGATGAGGTGGTAAATGGCTGATCGTATTCGTATGCGCATTACGGCACAGGTTGAATCTGTGCCATTGATGAATGAAATCGTGGACTTTACGCCACCGGAAGTGAAAGCCAAGTTAGCCAATAATGAAGGGGCATTTGTTGCTTCTGAAGATACCGTTGGCTTAGAAAAGCTCAGTTGGTCATTGAAAGTGAAAGGCGAACATGGGGTGTTATCGCGCTCTTTAGGTAAGTACACCATGGGTAATGCCCAGATTAACGTGGTCGAAAAAGGCAAAAGTACCGATGGTGTTCCCTATGTGGAAACCTATTCGATGTATGGACCGATCACCGCTATTAAGAAAGAAGCAGTGAAGATGGGCGAGAAGCCCACCATTACCATTGAAGGTACCTGTAAAGCCTACACCCAATATGATACGGGGTTATTGGTTCATGATATCAATGTGAATACCGGTAAAACCATTATTGGTGGTGTCGATTTGATGGGATTAGCAGGCATCATTTAAATCTGATTTTATCTTGAGTAACGAATAGCGCCTACGGGCGCTTTTTTTGATGAATTTTTAGGGAAAACAATGAATAAACAAATCACACTTCCGTTTTTTACCCGTTCAGGTAGCCATAAATTAACGATTAATACCATTACATTAGGTGCGTTTCGTAAGCTGCCTTTTGTGATGAAAGATGATCTGTCTGCAGCGGAACAATTTAAGCAGTTTAAGGCGATGATTTTAGCCTGTACGGACTTAACGCCGACTGAGTTTGAAGAGCTGTCGGTGCCTGATTTCACGCAATTACATCAAGATATTCGTGCTTTTATCTTAACGCCATCCGATGAAATGAATGATCACGCATTAACGGGTAAAGACTTTGAATTTGATTTGGCGTTTCCGTTTACCAATGAACTAGAAGAAACCATTAGTCACATTAAATTTGCGGTTCCTAAGGTGAAACACTCTGAAGCATTGGCAGATATTGATGATCATTACGAACGTGAAGAGTTCATGTTTCGCGTTGTGTGTCATTTAGATAAACAAGATATGGACGCCATGGCTTTGAATGATTACTTGGCCATTAAACCGCAGGTGGGCGCTTTTTTTCAACTTGCGGGGGATTACTTTCGCCCCGTGACGTCGAAGCTCTGATTGATTTGATCCCAATGCACCGTAATACCACTGAAAGTGAACTCAGAGAATGGTCACAAGACCAGGCATTACGGCGTTATGAATTGATCTTATCTAAGCTCGGAGTCAAACAATGACGGAAAAGATTAGTTTTGTTTTAGATGCGTCAGTCAAAGGCGTTAAAGACATTGTTTCAACCACTACCGCAACAGAGCGGTTAACGGCAGCACTGGCAGCACAACGGGGTGAGGTTCAGTCATTAAATGGTCAGTTAAAGGGCATTAAAGGCTTTGAAGCAGCAGAGCTTAGGGCTGAAAAACTGTCTGCTCAATTAACTGAAACCAAAAGCACCATGACGTCTCTTAGTGCTGCGATAGCTGAGAGTAAGCAGAAAACCACTCAATTACGAGGTGAATACAATTTAACTCAGAACGAAATTCGTGGGTTAAATCAGGAAATGAAAGAAGCCTCAAAGGAAGGGGCACAAGCCTTACAAGTTAAGCTAAAAGAAGCCCAACTTCGACTTGAAGTGTTAAATACTGAGATTTATCAGAACAAAGCCCAAACTAATGATCTCTCTGTCGCTTATAAACGTGCCAGTGGTAAGTTGGGTAAGTTAACCGACAGGCAAGAGAAGCAACATAACACCTTAAACAAGTTAAAAAGCTCACTGCAGGCGGCGGGTGTCAGTACTGATAAACTTGGTGATGAACAAAACCGTTTAAAGCAACAAGCTGATAAAGCCACTTTAGCCCTTGAAAAGCAGAATGCTCGATTAAAAGAGATGCAATCAATTCAAGGTCGGATTGATAGTCGTAAAGCGAAGCTAGGCGAAATAGGCAGTGAAGCAACAGGGTTAGCAGCAGCTGCAGCACC